GCGATTTCACGTACGAGGCCACGGTGGATACCGGCGCCATCGCTGGCAACTTTGCGCTGCAAGCGATTACAGATATCCGGGTGAATCCGAGGCTGGACCCAAACCCGTGCTATGCCTCCAACACCGTCAGGGATAAGTGCTGCATTACGGGATCGAGCTGCACGCCACCGGTCGACACGCTAGTGGACAAGTATTTTGACCGCATGATGGTGCCCGAGGTGCTCATCGAGCGCACGAACTATCCGTGCTACACGGTGGTCAGCAGCCCGAAATCAATTCCAGGCCTTGTGCTCGAGAAGAAATGCAGCGCCGACCGTACCGTCGAGGGTCGTGGCTGCTACGACGTGGGGGACGAGTGCTCGGAGCTGTTCCCGGATTGCTACCAAGGACCGCAGCCAAACTATTACACAGAACTGGGCGCCGTTCAGGGCGCATACGCAGCGGATTCCAACGGCCAGGCGTGCGGCGACTACACCATGGACTTCACCAATGGTGTTGACTTCGGTGCGCTGACCGTTGGCAGCGGCACCATCCGCATGCGCAGAAACGCCCAGTCGACGTTTAGCACTCAGGTCATCAGCGGAACTGGGCTCACGAACATTTCCTACTGGCACCGAGCGAACATCTGCGACAGCACGGACCCGACAGAATGTGGTCCGTGCACGCAGAACCAAGGCAACGCTGGGCAGCGCTGTTCCGAGGGAAGGTGCTGCTGCCGCAGCGTGCTGCAGTTCACTTTCGAGGTGAAGCGGGCCTATTCCAACTGGGTGGTGGCATGGAATAGCGTGGCCAATGCGTTCACGTTCACGCCAGGCGCTGTGCAGTATTGGATTCAAACGGTCCGATGCATTTACGAGGGCCCAGTGGATGAGCGGCTATACCTCGTGACTGGCACGTCGGCCCAGCGGACGTTTACCCTGCTGAATGCCACCATATTTGAAGACACGTTCAACCAAGGACCGGGAACGGACGCACGGCAGTGGACGCTCGACTTCTGCCCATATGAGGTGAGCGGCGCGCCTGGCACCGTGTCTGGCGGTGGCGGTGTTGCACCAACGTCAATCGTGGATGACGAGTGCGAACTATGTGTGCCTGCAAGCCCGCCAGTTCCAGGGGTTCTTTCAATGGAGCAGGCCGAGCGTTTGGGCATCAAGCGCCTAATCACCGTGACGAGGACGACCCCATGAAGCGCTGGCGCATGACACCGAGCGGCGAGCCCGAGGTCACCGAGGGCCCAGGGCTCGGCGACATGGTCCGAGGAGCTGTAGGCGTAGCCAAGGCAGCGCTAGGCGTGCAGGCTGCACCGGTGGCCGAGGTGCAGGCCCGCTGGGCGTTCTGCCAGCAGTGCGACCGGCACGACTGCGGCCGGTGCCTGTCGTGCGGCTGCTTCACTGGCGCCAAGATCCGCGTGGCTGGCGAGTCGTGCCCGCTCGGCAAGTGGGTGGCCGTCACGGTGGACAGCCAGCCGCCCAAGCCTTGCTGTGGGCGTAAATCTGGATAATCCCACGCCGGACCTATAGACGGGTGCAAAGAGTGACGATATGACACGCATGCCGGAATTATCCGGCGTCAACATGGAGTCACACATGGAACGACCTGAGCCTGAAACGTTGGCCGACGACGGCCTGCCCCTGTCCGACATCGACCCGGCCACCGGCTGGATGTACGGGGAGGTGGGAGCATGAAGCGCATCACACTTTCCGTACGTCAGATGGAGCAGCTGCTGGCCAACCAGCAGAACCGCACGCTGTCCAACCGGTGGACGCTGTACCACCGCGACATGGTCGCTGGCCGGTTCAACTTCGGACTGTCACCGATCGTGCTGTACCGGGACGGGGCGCTGGCGGATGGCCAGCACCGGCTGCGGGCGGCCATCGAGGCCGGACTGCCGCGCACCTGGTACGTCGTGGAAATCGAGCGTGACGAAATCGTGCGCGTCGACGCGGGCCGACCGCGGAGCGTTCGAGATCACACGATGATTCTCGGCAAGCCGATCCACAATTCGTTACTAGCGGCAGCGCGGATGGCATTGCTGTTGGAGTGTTCTGCGAACTGGAACAGCAAACCCTTGCATAGCCACCATGAAATTCTCGACGCCGCAGAACGCTATGGCGTCCGTGAGTGGTCAAACCGTGGCCCGTTTCGTGGATGGGCGCAATTTGTCGGCTTGTGCTGCTACTTGTCCGTCCATGTGACTGGCGATTGTCCTAGGGAGTTCAGGGATCGAGTGTTAGACGGTGCAATGATGTCGACCGACGATCCGAGACTCACGCTGCGTTCTAGGCTCATGCATAAGTACAGCACCACGACCGGTACGGCAGCGCAACATCAGTTGCTGTGGGTTTGCGTTCGCTCTTGGAACGCATTCGCAACGGGGGAACCAATGAAGAGGTTGGTAATTCCATCCCCACTGACGTCGATCCGACCGATCTTGGAGGTGCACAAGTGAGCCTGACACACAGCGAAACCATCGGACAGATTGCCAAGGCTCTAGCCGCGGCCCAACGTGACATCAAGGTGGCGGCCAAGGACGCGACCAACCCGCACTTCCGCAGTCGGTACGCCGACCTCGCGTCGATTGACGAGGCCGCACGCCCGCACCTGTGCGCCAACGGCCTCGCGCTCACGCAGGGGATCGGTGCTGCCAACGGCGAGGCATGGTGCCACACGATGCTGGTGCACTCGGAGACAGGCGAGTGGATCGCCTGCAACTTGGCGCTGCCGGTTGCCAAGTGGGACGCCCAGGGCATCGGCTCGGCGCTGACGTACGCCCGCAGGTACACCTATTCCGCACTCGTCGCCGTTCCGGCTGGTGACTCAACCGAGGACGACGGAGAAGCTGCCGTGGGGCGGGGGGATCCGCGCCATGCTCGAGGGGGGCCTTCCCTGCCCCCTTCGGTCGTGGTGCCCCCGCCCGCGGCGGTCGTCCCGTTCGACCCGCCAGCACCGGTGGCCTACGACGCCGACCTGCCCAAGGACGCTCCCGACCCGTACCCGTGCGCGTACAAGCCCGAGGAGCTGCGGCCGGTGTGGCGGGCACGCGAGGGCGACGTACCGAGCAGCCGCTCGAGGACGTACTACACCGACGCCGTCGGCAAGATCATCAGCATCCAACTGCCGGACGGTCCCAAAAAGCCCACCCGCGTGCTGCTGTGGTCGACGACCAGCCAGGGCGGCGTCTACTTCTCGTCGTTCCGGTCGTGGACCCAGCCCGAGGGGGCAGGGGCCACCATCCGGCTGACCGGCGTGACGAGCACGGAGAAAGACGGCAAGCGCTACTGGAACTTTGAGCGTGCCGAGAAGGCCACGCCAATCGACCTGGGGGACCACCATGACCTTCCGTTCTGACGACGACGCCCCGTCGTGGGGGGCCAACTGGCACTCCCTGCTCCGCGCCTTCCCGGCGCTCACCCGAGCGCCCGAGGCCCAGCAGCAGGGGTTTCATGAGCGGTTCAGCAAACTCGATCAGCGGCTGGTGGCCATGGCCATCGAGCGGGCCCGCGAGTCCAAGACCGGCAACACCATCACGGTGGAGTACCTGCAGAAGGGCTACGCCCGGCTGGTGCCTAGGTACGACGCCGAGCAGCCGTCCATGGCGGCTCGGATCGTGTCCTACTGGTCGTTCGCGCCACGGGGCACGGGGAAGGCCGCTGGGCCGTTCCGCACGGCAAGGGAGGCCGAGAGTGCGGGCGGCCGCCCGAAGGCCCTGTGGGTCAAGCCCGGCGACGGGTCATGGTTCGCTGACCTCGAGGACACCGAGCCGCTGCCCAGGGAGGACCAGTGTGACGCCCTGTTACACGTCGAGGCCCTGATGTCGACGCTGCCGCGCCACGACGACAAGGGCACGTGGCACCTGACCGAGCCCGGCCATTTCCAGCAGTTTGTCGACGGTGGGCGGGCGCTCCTGGCGGCCCCCCCTAGAACCCCCCCATTGGGAGTTGAAGCACCCGAGGAGCGTGCGAGCCCTAGCGAAGCATCGTCCCGCAGGGCGCTTCATACCTCCAGCACTGGGGGTTTGTCAACCCCCCCAAACGGAATTAGAGACGCAGGCGGACTGCGTCTACCGACGCACCGCCTGTCGGACGAGATGGTGGAACGATTCGCAGAAGCCATCGACCGGCGGGACGATGGACCGGCCTATGGGCCGGCCACGCCCGGCGGTCGAGGAGGAGAAGCATGAAGGACAAGACAGGAGAACTGGAAGCAACCATCCGCGCCATCGAGGCCCTAGCCGACCGGGCAGTCGATCTCAGGCGGGAGAAAGACCACCTGCAGGCGCAGCTGCGCATGCTCGAGGTTGAAAACGCCAGGCTGCGGGCCCGACTGTCCCACTACGAAACGAACGAAATCGAGCGCCGACTGGCAGACGGGACCGGCTGATGGGACGCATGCAGCGCAACAAGGGCGCCAGGGGAGAACTCGAGGCAGCCGAGATGCTGCGCAAGCACCTGGGCATCGCTGCCGAGCGGGCAGCACGCAACGGCGTCGACGGCGCCAGCGATCTCGACACGTCGATGACGTTCTGGAAGTGGGAGGTCAAGAGGTACGCCCGCCTGGGCGTCGAGTCGATCATGCAGCGGGCAGAACTCGACCAGGCGGCCAGCGCCAACCGGCTGGACCATACGGCGCTCCTCATGCGGGCCGATGACTGCGAATGGCTGATCGTGCTGCGCCTGCACGACGTGCCGCAGTTCCTGCGGGACCTCGAGATCCAACGCATGCGGGATCCATGATGGGACTACCTCGCAAGTGGGATCCGATGCTGCCACCCAAGCCCGAGCCCAAGGGCAAGGGCAGGGGCAAGACGTGGCACCAGTTCAAGGAGAAGCTGCGAAAGGCGCGTGGGATCTACGCGTGTGAGCAGTGCAGGGCCATCGTGGACTCGTTGGAAGGGCACCACGTGGTCAGGGTGCATGACGATCCTGCGCGTGAATACGACCCGAGCAACGTTCGGTTCCTATGCCCAGTGTGCCATAAGGCGCAACACACAATAGGTAGTGGCTGATATGTAGCCCCCCCCATAGGTGGGGGTACCACCCCCTCCTTCCCCACCCGCCGTCGCCCGACAGCGTATCGCCGTATGCATTCATCCATCATTGAAACATCGACGGCATGGGCGTACGCCACCGCAGCCAGCGGCGGCGTGTCTGACGTAACCGCAGCGTCGCTAACGGCTTACGCTCGACGCGCCGAGGCCGGCGGCTACGACGGGGCGGTGGTGGACGCATTCGCTGCCACGCTGCCGGCCGACGTGGTGCTGTACCCGTACTGGGTGCCTGTGCTGGCCGACACCATCGCCAGGCGTGAGCGGTGCAGGGTGGTGTCGTTCTCGGTGCCGCGCAGCCACGGGAAGACGCTCCTAGCCGCCCTGCTGGCCGGATGGGTCCTGAGGGACCCCGAGGCCGATCGGCTCGTCGTGAGCGCCGCTACGGCCCTGTCGCAGGCCCGCCTGTCCATGGAGGCCCTAGCCAAGATCCACTGGCCGGCTGACGGCAAGACGACGCCCTGGGCAGCCCGCATGTCGAACAACCAGCCGATGCTGCGCCACGGCAAGGGCAAGATGCTGCCGATCGCCAGGGACGCCAAGCGTGCCGACGGAGTGACGCCCGCCCTGGTGCTGGCCGACGAGGCGGCCCGCCTGCAGGGGGACTACCTGAGTCGGCTGATGACGGCGGCGACCAAGACGGCCGAGGGGCGGCTGCTGATGACGACCACGGCCGACGACGACCTCAGCCTGCCCTGGGCCGGCTGGCGGCAGGAGGCCGAGGCGCAGCTGCTGGCCGGCAGGCTGCGCGAGGACTGGGCGGTGCACCATTGGGCGTCCGATGCGGGCGCCGACATCCACGACCCGGTCCAGTGGCGCAAGGCCAACCCGCAGCTGTGGATCGAGGGCGGGCACATCACCGAGGACACCATCAGGTCGGAACTGGCGTTCCTGGGCAGCCGGTCGGACGGCGTCGAGGAGTTCCGCACCCAGCGGTTGAACCTGCCCGGCGGCAGCCTCGCCAGCGTGGGCATCGACGCGGCCGTGCTCGAGCAGGCCAGATTCGACTGGCGCCTCGAGGACGTGCGCGGGCGCCGGGCCTGGGCGTTCATCGACTTCAGCCTGGGGAGCGTCGTGGGCGCTCGGGCCGACCTGACGAGCGTGGGCGTGGTGGTCGACGGCGGGGAGTTTGGGCTGCTGCGCACCTGGTCGTTCACCTGCGGGGAACTAGCGCACATGAAGCAGCAGCGGCCATGGCTGCATGAACTGGTCCAGCAGGGGCACGTCCACCACAACGACGGGCAATTGATTGACTTTGACGCCGTCGAGGGCCTGCTTGGACAACTTGGTAGCACCCTCCAACTCGAGGCCGTAGGCGTCGACGAAGTCGGCTGGACGCAGAACTGGGTCCGGCAGGTCATGGTCGACAAACTGAACCTGCCGGTGGAGGCTCGTTCCCAGTCGATCCGGGAGCAGGCACCCGCCTGGTCGACCTTCGTGGCGCTCATTCGCATGAAGGCCCTGCGCTACCACGACGACCCGGTGCTGCTGCACCAACTGCGGCACGCCACGACCAAGACCTACGACGGCGGGCTGGTCAAACTGCAGAAGCGGGATGGGCAGAACATCGACGCCCTGGTGGCGGCCTGCAACGCGGCCCGCCTGTTCGAGCTGCGCGGGCGCTCCCAGCAGTGGATGCCGCCGTCCGGCGTAATGACCATCTGACGCCACCAAGCGGACGAATCGACAATTTGCGGAATGTGACAGAAAATGTCACACCCGCCTATTGACAGAAAAAGCGCGTACTCAAACTGGGGGAAGCGTGGGACTTCTCTCGCGCTTCCGCAGCTACTTCCTGGGCAGTTTCAACGCCTCGATGCTGGTCGACACCAGCAGCGTGGGCGACGTTGAGGCGCTGCCCGGCGTTCAGCGTGCCATCGAGGGCGTGGCCTCGATGCTGGCTAGCGTCACGCTGTGCGTCTACGACAGCAAGGACCAGGAGGTGCAGCCCGCTGCCCTCAGCCTGCTGACCGGCCGCAGCACGGAAATGGTCAACGGCTGGGACTTGCGCCGGTGGCTCGTCACCGACGCCATGACGCAAGGCAACGCCTACGCTTACATCGCCCGCACGTACTCGGGCGAGGCGGCCGAACTCATCCCGCTCGAGCGCGGGCGCATCACGATCAATTGGTCGGCCAACCCGCTGCAGTACCTGCTCGACGGGCAGGCGATTCCGGCCAGCGACCTCATCCACGTGAAGGGCGGCTACAGCCGGTGGGCGTTCATCGGCGAGAGCCCGCTGGACAAATGCCGAACGCAGCTGCAACTGGTGGCGGACCTCGACAACTGGGCGGCCACCATGGCGGCCACCGGCACGACCCGTCGCCTGTCGTTCCAATTCCCCACGCCGATCAGCGAGCAGGCGAAGCAAACCATCTTGCTCGCTTGGAAGGCCAAGCATGCCAAGTCTGGCGGTGCGTCCGAGCCGCTGATCATCGACGGCGGCGGCAAGATCGAGGGCGTCAGCGGGCAGGGCGACCTCGACGCCGTGACGGCGGCCCGCACCGCGGCCATGGGAGAGATCGCTCGAGCGCTCAACCTGCCGCTGTCGTTCCTGGCGGCCACTGAGGCGGGAACTCAGATTGACCTAAACGCCCAGCGTGCGCTGGTCGATCAGACGCTGCGGCCCTGGGCGAAGCGAATCGAGGCCGAACTGACGGCCAAACTGCTGCCCGGCTACCGCGTCGAGCACGACCTGCAGGAACTGCTGCGCGGCACGATGAAGGACACCGCCAAGGAGCTGTCCAAGCTCGTCATGGCTGGCGTCCTCACGCCTAACGACGCCAGGTGGTTCATCGGCATGCAGCCGGTGCAGGACCCCATGGCAGACGAACTCATGATGCGCCTGGACACGGCGGCCGGACAGGCCGAGGTGAACGGCGACCGCGAGGACGAAGAAAGCGAGTCGCCCGATGCAGATTGACCGCCGCTCGTTCGAGGTCCGCGCAGCCGTCGAGGGCAACACCGTGTCCGGGCTGGCCATTCCCTACGAGACCGATTCCCAGCCGCTGCCGTTCATCGAGACCATCCAGCGCGGCGCGTTCGCTGCCGACATCGGCAAGCGGAACGTGTCGCTGCTCGTCGAGCACGACGGCGGGCGCGTGCTGGCGGACACGCGCAGCGGCACGCTCGAGCTCGAAGAAACCGAGCGCGGAGTGACGTTCGCTGCTCGTCTGCCGGACACCCGCGACGGGCAGGACATGCGCGTCCTGCTGCGCGACGGCATCTACCAAAACATGTCGTTCGGGTTCGCGGTCGACAAGGACGAGTGGGCGGGCAACCGCCGCACCGTCGTGTCGGCCCGCCTTTACGAGGTCAGCCTTGTCCACACGCCCGCCTACGAGGCGACCGCAGCCGCGGTCCGGGCGTTTCGCAATTCCACCGGGCTCGTTGCTCGGTACCTGCGGCTGCGGATTGGAGACCTGAAATGACCGTGACCCCCGAAGCACTCCGTGAGAAGCGTGCGCAGCTCGTCGCTGCGTGCGAGCAGTACGCCGAAACCGCAACCCCCGACGCCGTTCGTTCGTTCGACGCGGCCGAAGAAGAGATCCGCGCCATTGACGGGCAGCTTGAGAGCCTGTCGATTCGCAGCCGCCTGGACGCCGTGAAGGCCAAGAATGGCCAACTGGTTGGCCGTCCCGAGGTCCGCACCGGCGGCAACGACGCCGACCTGATGCGTTTCTTCGCCACCCGCGGCCGCGAGGGCAGCGGAAACATGGAACTGCGCACGACCCTGACGGTCGGCACTGCTGCCACCG